TATCAAAGCTGTCCTCGGCTTCCATCTTCCGGGTGTGATGAACCACCAGCAGGCAGATGCCGTACCTGTCGCTGAAAGTTTTCAGTTTGGTCACGATCTCGTAGTCGCTGGCGTAGCTGTATCGGTCACCGCCGATCTCCCGCACCTTCTGCAGGGTGTCAATGATGATGAGCCGTACATCCGGGTGCTCCCGGATGAAGCTTTCCAACTGCTGGTCAAGTCCCTCGCTCACGGACTTAGCTTGCGTTGCGAAGTAGAGATTGCTGGTCTCCTCTACCCCGAACATCCGGGAGAGCCGCCGCTGCAACCGGGCGTAATCGTCCTCCAACGCCAGATAGAGGACGGTGCCTTGATGCACCTCGTACTCCCACAACGGAAGCCCCATCGCCACATGGTAGGCAAGCTGCCCCATGAAGAAGGACTTGCCCACCTTGGGCGCACCTACGAAGAGGTAGGTGCCACTGTACAGCAAGTCGTTCACGATGGGTTTCCGAGGTGGATACACCGTGTCGTACAGCTCGGTCATTGATACCGTGTTCAGTCCGAAATTGTTTGACTTTTTCGCGGCTTGCAGATTGATTTGCTTGCCCGAATTTGTTATAATATTGGTGGTAATTTTATCAGACGACTGTACCGCATCTGCGCCAACAGATGCACCCGGTACGGTCGTTTTTCTATTGTCCGTCATTCGCATTCCTCCTTGAGTCCGTTCAACGTCAGAGCCACCATTTGCAGGGTCTCCAGCAAGTCAGGCGGGACTTCTTCATCCACGGCCAGCCGCTGCAATTCCTGATAGATTAGCCTCATCTGGTCTCGCAGGGCTTTGTAGACCCTTGGGTTGCCTACTACGATGATTTCCCGGTCGGTCAGGCGGCGGATGATATACTCCTGTTTGGTCAAGCCGGAGAGCTTTACTTTGGCTTCCAGAACCTCGTCCTCTTCCGGGGACATTCGGAAGGCCACCACCTTGTTCCGCCAGCGGCCTTGCTGGTCGAGTACTCGTTCCATCTTCATCCCTCCTTTCGCTCCATGTCCAGCTTCTGCGCCATCTCCTGCTGCTTCGAGGGGAAGAGGTGGGCGTACTTATAAGTGATGTCCACGCTCTCATGCCCCACCCGGTCTGCGATTGCCAGCGCCGAGAAGCCCATCTCGATCAGCAGCGATACATGGGAGTGCCGCAGGTCGTGGATTCGGATGCGCTTCACCCCGGCTTCCTTGGCTCCCCTGTCCATCTCGTGGTGCAGGTAGCTCTTGGTCACCTCAAAGATCCGCTGATCCGGCTGGACTTTGTAGAGGGATTTCAGATAGTCCCTGATCTCGTCCGTCAGAAACTGCGGCATCTGGATGACCCGGACGCTCTTGGATGTTTTCGGGTCGGTGATCACATCCCGGCCTTTCAGCCTTTGATAGGATTTGGTGATGGAGAGCAGCCCCTTGTCCAAGTCGAAGTCTGCTGGAGTCAGAGCCAGCAGCTCGCCCTCCCGGATGCCACACCAGTAGAGGACCTCAAAAGCGTAATAGGACTGCGGCTTGTCCATCATCGCTTCCGCGAACTTGAGGTACTCCTCCTTTGTCCAGAAGAGCATCTCCTTGTGCTTTTCCGACCCCATGCACCCGGCTGTGGCCGCTGCGTTTGATTTCAGCCCGTAGAACCGGACGGCGTGGTTCAGAATGGCACTGAGCTGTCCATGGAGTGTCTTGAGGTAGGTCGGCGAGTAGGCCTTGCCGTTTTTGTCCCGGTAGTTCAGCATCTCGTTCTGCCATGCGATCACATCCCGCGGCTTGATCTCGCTGAGCCGCTTTTCCTTGAAATACGGTAAGATTTTCGTTCGGATGATATGCTCCTTGACAGACCAGGTGTTTTCCCGGAGTCGCTTTTTCTTGTCCGTGATATAAATTTCCACGAAGGCTTCAAAGGTCATGGTCAGGTCTGCCGCCTGCTGAAGAAGGAACTCCCGCTCCCACGCCAGAGCGTCCTTCTTGGTGGCAAACCCCCGTTTCAGCTTCTTCTGCTTCACACCTTGCCAGTTCTCGAAGTAGAATGAAGCGTACCATGTGCCCTGTTTGCTGTCCTTGTAGGCTGGCATCCTATCACTCCTCTCCTGCCCCGTAGATTTTCTCCTGATAGTACCTCCTGCTTACCCGACCTCCTACGGTCGTGTAGCCCTTAGCCTTCAGTTCCTCGTTCCACTGGGCGATCATCTTGTACGCCAGGCCCTGGGAGATGTCCAGTTCCTTTGCCAGCTCGTCTGCCTTGATAAAAATGCTGTTTGCCATTTTCTGTCCTTTCCTTGTTGGTTTCGTTTCTGTGCCGCTTCATCCTCGCTGACTTCCGGCAGGCATATCCCCTTTGCGGTGCTGTGCCGTCCCCTTACGGAGCGCTCGCTTCCTTTCGGAAGGTCTTGGCGGTTTGGGTCAGTTTGACGGTCATTCAATTTTACTAAACATTTTTGTTTATTTTTTTGTACTCTCATTATACTAAGCACATTCCGTTAAGTCAAGAGGTTTTCAGGTAAAGTCTTAAACTTTTTTGTTTATTTTCTATTGCACCTCCTATTTTTCTGTGCTATACTAGGTTCAACAAATATGTTTAAGTCAGGAGGCAATCGCATGGCAGTCGGTGACCGCATCAAACGTGCCCGCAACCTCCGAGGTATGACCCAGAAAGAACTGGGCATCGCCATCGGGTTTGAGGAGAAGAGCGCAGACATCCGTATCGCACAATACGAAAGCAACACCCGCACTCCCAAGGAAGAGCTGCTCCGCAAGATTGCGGAGGTACTGGATGTGAACTACCGTTCCCTCTATGAGCCAACCCTGTACGCCGCAGAGGATGTGATGTACACCCTGTTCGAGCTGGACGAGCACTACCCCGGCACCCGGCTCTACGAGGTCACAGACACCACCGACCCGGATTTCCCTGAAAAGCACATGGCAGTCAGTTTCCGCTATCACCTGCTGGATGAGTTCTTAAAGGAGTGGCAGCTCCGTAAGAAGCAGCTCCGGGAGGGTGAGATCACCAAGGAAGAGTATCTGGAATGGAAGCTCAACTGGCCTCAGACCGCCGACGGCTGCGGCCGGTACGAGCCGAAGAAAAAGTGGCGTAAAGAATAAAAGACACAAAAATGCCCTCTGAAAAACTTACCGTTTCTCAGAGGGCATTCTCATGTCTCTCTTTATGAATAATCGCCTGATAGTATCAAAGCAGTATCAGAAAGCCTTTCGGCTCTCAAAATATCGCATTGTATCAATACTTTTCAGGTTTTGCAGATTACTCGAGCTCGATTGATGCAGATTATCTTCTGTTATTATAGGCTGTTTTCCATTCTTTCCAGTTCCTATATTTCCTGCATTTCTTCATTTCTCGTTGGCTCCGGTTTCTCCTGTTACCATTGTGTTACCACTCAGCGCCTCCGGCTCCACCAAACCCAGCTCCACAAGGTAGCGGTTCACGGCCTCGTTGATAAAGTCGCTGCGGCTCATGCGGCCGCTGTCAACGTTCTTTTCGCGGTCGTCAATGTAGTTGTCGATAATGTCCAGGGTGCCGGTGGGAAGGTGTACCGTGGTCGGCACCCTCCGGCTGGCTCCCTTCATAGGCCTTCCGTATGGCATTTTATTCCCTCCTGTTACTTGCTGCGGTGGCTCTCTGCTGCTGCGGCCAGAATATCAAGATCTTGCCGCAGCCCAGGGGCCAAGGCATCCACCCAGCGCGCCGGAATGGCCGAGAAGCCAAACCAGGCGCCCGCCAGGCCGCCGGTAATAGCCGCGTTGGTGTCGGTATCGCCGCCCAGGTTTGCGGCCGCGCAGACGGCTTCCTCGAAGGTCTGGGCGTGTGCAAGGCAGCTCACGGCGGTGCACATACTGTCCACCACATAGCCGCCCGCTGCATACGTCGCGGGCTTCTCCACGGACGCGTCGTAGAACGTGCCCTTTAAGCACTCGTGCAGGAAGTCGGCCACGTTGCCGTCCTGGTACTTATTAACCGCTTCTGTAAGTAAATATACCATTCTCGTGTACAGAATGCAAGCCTCTGTGGACTTGTCGCCGCGGTGGGTCATTTCCGCAAATGCCCGGGCCTGTATTTCTGCGCCGCCCTTCGTGCTGCAATAAAGGCCAGGGTATACGGTGCGCATCAGAGCGCCGTTGCCCTCCACAGGGCGGCCGCCATCCCGCCGGGTCTGCCGCGCTGCTTCTTCCCAGTCCGTAGCCGTAGGAACGCCCTGCAAGCGAAAACGGCCCCGCAGCTTTGCAACGGCAATGCTATGGGAACAGGCGCCGCCAATGTCCTTTGGCTTGCTGTCAGCCCATGCAATAAACTGCTGTCCCACAGAAGCGACCAGATCCAGGCCGTTGTCCCCTTCCAGGGCATCCAGGATGCCGCGGGCAACGCAAAGGGTCATTTGTGTGTCGTCTGTCACTTCGCCAGGCTTCAAGTTCAGCCAGCCGCCGCCGATCATGTCGGTAACACGGCCGTATGTGTTGCAGATCTGCCAGTCGCTCATAAATTCCAGGGGGCCGCCTAGGGCATCGCCCACGGCCACGCCGTACAAGGCACCACGGATTCGGTCAAGCTGCTTTTCGTTGATCTTCTTCATTTCTGTTCCTCCTGTCCAGGCATCCGGCCCGTAACCACTCGGCCGTTTTTGTCCAAAAGCGTGTAGCCGCACAACTGTGCGAAGATTTTCGCTGCCTCCTCCGGCTCGTACAGAAGCACCGTCGAAAGGTCTTCCACCGGGTACTCCTCTGGCACCTTCACCACCTGGGCGTAAAAGCTGCCGCCCATGCCCAGGTCGAAGAGCTCCCGGATTATGTCGTTCTGGTCGATTTTCTGCTTCTTGCTCTTTCCGTCAAAGCAGAAGGCCGCTCCTTCCGGTACGTTCTCGACCAGTTTCAAATGATCGCCTATCATGTGCCCAACTCCTTACGCATGAACCGCAGGGTTGAAGCCCTGGGCCTTTATGTTCTTCGCCCAGGCTGTCACCATGGCGGAAAGGTCCTTTTTCATGGCCGGGTAATATTTCGTTGGCTTCCCGTCCACATAGTCTTTGTAAACTTCCCAATAGCGGCCGATGTAGTCGTTCTGGTATGTAAGCGGCTCCACGGTACCGGCTTCCCGGTCAACGCCCATGGTCACATCCGGGTCCCGCATAAGGTCGCCGTTCTGCTCCCCATAGTGGGCCACGGAATACACCGGGCGGCCCTCGTGGTCATTGTAGCCCAGGGCCTCGATGCACAGATCCATATAGCCCGGGGCCGTGAACTTCAAGGCCTTTTCTTCGGTGCCGTCCACGGCATCGAAGAAAGGCGCCAGGGTCTTGTAAATCGTTTTTTCGCTCATGCCTTTTCCTCCCGCTCCATCAAAATTTCCGAATCGTGCGCCACCTTCCGCAGCGCGGTGAGGCTGGCTGTCACCTGGGCCAGCGTGGCAGCGTGAACGGCCACCTCTTCGGCCCAGGTCGTCGGGTCCTCGCCAGCAGAAAGCAGCCGGATTGAATCGGCCAGGTGCTCCGCTTCAAGTTCCGACATAACGATCTGGCCGTTCAACTGCTGGTTGAAAAATTTAATCTTGTCCATGCTCTGCGCTCCTCTCTGCGGTATGGTTCCCGCGACCTTGCCCGGCTGGCTGCCGGGTGGTTTCGACCTTTTCCTCGGGCCATCATCAGGCGGGTTAAATGTCGGTTTTTCGTGCGCCCTCCTCCGTGTGCTCCCACACGTCTACGGAATAACCAGCCGCGCGGAAGCCGGTAGCAACGCCGCGGGCCTCTTCTTCGGTGGATCTCCAAATGTGGAGCGGGAAGCCGCCTTTGCTATAAACAATCTGATAACGCTTCATCGTTTACGCCTCCTCAACTTTCACGCTCTTGATGCTGTTCTCAACATACCCACGGCCGCGGAGGTGCTCGCAGCTCCAACAAAAGCCGATTCCGCGTTCTCGCAGGAAATAACCGGCCTTGGTGTGGTCCTTGCCGCTGAAAGCGGCTTGAAGTGCCCAGGCCTGGGCATCATCTACCAAGATTGTTGCGCAGGCCTCGCCGCGCTCGCCGTTCTGGATGGTGTCGTAGGTAAAAATAACGTTCTTCATGGGTCAGTCCTCCTCTGGTGCAATAAATCGCGGCTGCGGCTCAATGCCGTTGGCCTTACAATATGCGGAAGCCTCTTTCTTTGCCTTGCAGCTGTAAACCAGCTTGCCTTCCGGGAGGTCGCCGCTCTGACATCGGTGCGAATACTCGTGCACTTCCCAACGTGATTCCATCGAGCCGCTGCCGAAGTAGTGCCGCCTTTCCATGGTGTAGATCATCGTGCCGACCTCCTTAGTGTACCTTAATCAGCGTCCCGCTGTTCAGGATGTACCATTCTTCGCCGTTCTTCACGGTCGTCTTGCAGCCCTGCGCTTTAAGCAGCATCCGCATTTTTGCCAGCTGCTTTTCGGTGCACTGCATCCAGAAGAACCCTGCATAATTGAACCACTCGTTGCTCTGGATGTTCACGGAACGGGCATTCTCAAAAATGCGGTTGAAGGTACTGGTTTTCATGGCTTATTCCTCCTTGCCTTTGGTCTTCTGCTCGATTTCGAGCAGCTCATTGTAAATCCTTTCGGCCTCGTCGCCGGTCAGGTTGAACTGTTCGATCAGGTCGGGAAGGGCATCTGCCCGCCAGCCTCCCGCATAGAGGGAAGCCGCTGTGTATTGGTTGTCGTATTCCTCCCGGCCGCCGCAGCGGAGGTCATCGCGCCAGCTCTCATAATCGGCCTCTGTCATGTTCAGCATCATGGTTGTGTCCTCCCCTCTCATGCCTGGAATACCGGGCACACAGCCCCGCGGAAACGGGTGAGCCGGATTGCGTGGTTCAGTTCCTTTTCGCTCATGCAAGCGGCAGGAATCTTGCTGACAAAGCCAATCGCCCACCAAAGGCCCTGCACCGTCTGGCGGTCCAGAACGGCCCGGCGCTCTGCGTCGGTCTTGGCTGCGTTGTACCGCTTCAAGGTGCTTTCGCAGCTTGCAATGAAGTTGGCCGGAATGTTAATGGAAAGTGCGTTCATGGTTTTGCCCTCCTGTTGTTGTGTGTTGCTGTTCTCTACGCCTTTATTATAAACCGCATCGGTTTATAAGTCAAGAGGGAATTTTGCGCTTTTAGATTATTTTTAGGCAAAAAGAAAAAGCCCCACTTCCAGCGTACTGCCAGAAGTGGGGCTTTCGTGTGCTTTTAGGTGTGGTTCATGCGGGTATTACTGCTGCGCAGCCTTGGCCGCCTTGTTAAGGTCAATCTGGGCCTGGATGCGGGTAGTCAGATAACCCACGGTATCGTCGCCGGAAATTTCCTTGATGTAGTCCAGCGCGTCCTTGCTCAAACTCTTAATTGCTGCGGAAATGGCACCGTTCAGAGCCTTGGCCTGGGCGTCCTTGTCGAAAGAGCCGGACGCTTTCAGGTCGTTTACATAGGTCTGGTTCATGGCTGCCACAGCGTTTGCCACGGCGTCGGTGATCTCGTGGCATACGCGCTGGATGGTTTCGTTCTTCACCTTCTCGGCCGTGGAGGCGTCAATGGCAGCAGCGGCCTTGTGGATGTAAGCGGTCACAAGGGGGGAGCAGATGGTCAGGGCGGCGAAAAGAAGCTGGGTCAAAATCTCTTTCATGGTGTACTCCTTTCAAATTTAGCGGATAACAGAAAGCCCGGCCCTCTGGATGATGGCCGGGTAGTTCTTATAGGCGTGGTTCAGGTCCACGTTGCCGGTAATGCCGGGGATGGTGCCCTCGCTGGTATACTGCCAGATGCCATGCTTGCGGGTGGGGCGCTTGCCGCGGTAGTCCGCGATCCACAGGTCAAAGGCTTTCAGGGCGTCCATGTCCAGCTCCGTGTTGGCGTAGCTGGTATAGGTGTAGACCATGGCGTAAAGGCCCCAGGCCTCGATCTGCTTGGCAGCGCCCGCCACCAGGGCGGACAGTTCCTTGGCCGGGATGGGTTTCAGCTTGTTGTCCTCCACGTCCACCGCGACAGGCAGCTGGAAGGTTTTACCCTGTAAGGCCTGCTTCACCTTCACCAGCTCAACGGCCCGAGCGGCCTCGTTTTGGGCGTAGGTGTAGTAGTAGGCACCCACGGGGATGCCCAGGCGGACACACTCGGAATAGTTGCGCTCAAACTGCGGGTCAATGTAAACGCCGCCAAAGCTCTTATTTGTGGAAACGGTTTTCAGGATTGCGCCGTCAACCTTTCCGCTGCGCTTCACGGCATCCCAGTCAATGGTCCCCTGCCACCGGCTGGCGTCAAGGTATCTGTAAATCATTTTTAGGCCTCCTTAAAGAAAGTCGTGCTTTTCCAGTCGGTCGTCATAGCAGCGCTCAATATTCGCAATAGCATGGGTGCACTTGTTGTTTTTATACTCCTCGTGCGTCCTGCAATACGTTCTGTAAGCGTCTATGATGCCTAAAATCTCGTCGAAGTCCTCTTGGGTGTGGTCGATGCTGCGGACCAGCTCATTGTTAAACCGAAGAATCCGGCTCCGCAGAAGATCCGCGTTGCGTTCATCGTCCATTCGGATGTGCTTGTCCAGAAGGCACCGGGTTTCCTCCTGGTACTGCTTAACCTCCGACCATTTTTCGTCCTGGCTCTTTTGCGCTGCTTCCATCTTTTCGGAAAGCTCCGCGGTCAGGGCGCGGGCAATGGCCTGCACAATGGTCTTCCACGGGTTGATCTCGATTTTCTTTACCTGGAAAATTTTCGCAGCTGCCAGAAGCCCGGCAGCTACAAGCCCGGCGACTGCAAGTATATCTTGGGTGTTCATGCTCCCTTCTTTCTGCACTCGTGCGCCACTATAAAAAGGCAGCAATCATAGGCCACCACCTCCCTTCCTGCTGCTTCCATCAAAGCGAAAACGGGAGCTCGTCCGCACCTAAAAGCCGGCCGATCTGGCCGTCTACGCTGGCGATCTGCTCCTCTGCGCACACCGCACCAACCTGGGCCAGGGCTTCCGCCTGGGTGTGGATGATCTCGTTCTGCTTGCTCACAATGTCGGTTAAGGCTTCGATAATCTGCAAATTACTCAAATCACGCCGCCCTCCGAAGTTTTAGGCCGTATAGGCTTCGCCCGTGATGTTCTTGTAGTCCTCGGCGGTGATCTCGCCCTTGTTTACGCGCTCGGCCAGAACTTTCTTCACGCCAACGCGGCGGGATGCGGGCATCTCTGCCCAAGTCTTAGTGCCTGCAATCAGGCGGTTTGCCCAGATAATGTTCATGGTGATACCTCCTTATTCCTTGTTCAGCGCTGCGTCCAGCTCACACAGCGCGGTTTCGATGTCGGTCAAGCGCTTCTCGTTGGCCGCGTCCTGTTCGCACAGGGCATCTTCCATTTCAGCCACACGGTCGGGCAACTGTTCGTGCTCCTGCTGCTTCTTGGCTGCGGCTTCCTTCTCCTGCCGGGTGGGCAGATTGTCCTTTTTCCACTGAATCATGGTGACTGTCCTCCTTACTGGAATGCGCCGGAGACGGCTTCGATGTAGCCGCCCTCGCCGGATTCGCCGCGCTCCACGCTG